GTGAACATGAGAAGTGTTTTTACCATCGTATGCAGCCATTGTCTTGGCGGACAGTTCGACAGGTTTCATGGCTTCATTGGCCGCTAGGGCCAAAGTGCGCCTGACCAATGTGTCGGCCCGAAACCCCTTGGCCATAGCTTTCAACTGCTCCTCAAACTCAGCAAAGCCTTCCAGCTTGATCGTCCTGTTGTTTGGGGTGTAGTCGGCCACTTTATACTTTCAAATGCTCTTTCGATTCAGGTCTTGATAGCATGAACGAAAGCAATTGGTTTTGAACTTGCACTTGCTTTACCTCCTCGCTTTGAGGTGGAATAATGTATTCATGCACCGACGGTAGCACATCTTTTATTGTATAGGGCGTCGAAGTTTGTTTGAGTTTTGAATTCAGATTACCAGTGGTCAAACAACTCAATGCCAGCAAAATTGCTTTGTTTCCAATAAAGCCATCACTCAACAAGATTTCAATGTTTCTAAAATCTTCCGAATTGATTTCATCAGGACATCCTCCATGCGCCAAGACATAAGCCCTGGCCTGTAGGTGAATGTCCTGAATTAGTTTTTTCTTGCGTCCTTGTAACCAGGCTGAATGGCCGATGAAATTGCTTCAAGCAATTCCATTTGAACCTGAGTCGGCCATTCGGCCTCAATTTCTTCGTATGTCAAATCGTCCAGGGTGCCATCAACCGGCACTAGCAATTTGACGTACTCGACAATTTTGTTTTCCATTTCGGAAACGGTGCGAATCAATTGCCGCAAAGAGCGGCCATCCACAATCACATCATCGCCCAGGCGCTCGACGCCGGCAATGTCATCTTTGAGAAAAGGCGTAGCCATTTTGGTGTAGCGTGCCTCTGCCTTGTCTTTATCGACAATGGCCACGCGAGCCTGCATGTCATCCAATTCTTTGGACAACGGAACGCGAACTTTGAATTCATGTTCGCCAAGCGTAAAGGTTTTGATGCGGAGGGCTTTGGAGTCACCAAAAGCGGAAGTTAATTTGCTCATGTTTTATCCTTTAATGATTTTGTTGTAAATTTCGTTATTCAAAGCCAGGGCGTAAGCCACCACCTGGGCCGGGGTCATGTGATGAGCATGACTTGCAGCAATTTCGTGCGCTAGTGTAACTGCGGTCATTCGCTGCTGTGTAAAACCAAACCAGTCTTTGCGAATTTCAGACTGATTGACCAAGAAACTCAGAAGGTCACTTGTATTTTGTATTGTCGTATGTTGGGTCATAAGAGGGTTAGTTGATAAAGGGTTCCATCAATTAAAGAAGCAATTTCGTCAGTGATGTTTTGAAGTTCTGAATCTTGAGGAAAACCATTTGCAACTCGCAAAGTAGCCACCTCATCTTTAAGATACAACATGTAATCCATCGGCCCTGGCGGCAGATCAAACCCGGCAACGTAGGAAATGCGATTGGCGTATTTGCCTTGGTAGGCTTCCACAAAGCCATCAATCAGGTCGCCAATGGCCGAATAGAAGGCTTCCAGCGCCTTATGTTCAGCAAAGCTTCGACTGGCCAAATGAAGCATATGAGCGCCAGTCACGCTATGCAACAAGCAAGTTGCAAATGCACTGACCGGGTTGGGCTGGGCCTGCTCTACGCTAAATTTCATGGCGACTTTTTGCTGACCTTTACAGTCTGCACAATTGGGTTGTATTTGGACAACAGCCGCAACGCAACGCCTTCTGCAGAGTCTGCTTCGACTGTCAGCAATGCGCCAGCAACCTCATTGGCATCAACTACTGAAAACCTGGCAATCAAATCCAGGTCTCCAGTAGCTGATGTCAAATCAAGCACCGCTTGATCAAGCGCAGTCATTACGTGTTGCTCCAGCCATACTGGTTGCCGCGAGGATGGATGGTAAACATGCATTTGGCCTCGGCACCAGGCTGTGCGTCAATGGTAAATTGACTGACGCGACCATTGAAAGCATAAGCAATCGTGCTAACGCCACTGACCGCTGCCACGACAAATGTTCGATCAATCACGCCGCTATAGGCATCGCCACGAATCAAAAGCAAACCGGCATCCGAAGGATTCCATGCTGCAGTGATCGTCATGGAGGTTGGTGCCGATTGCGTCGGGATTTTGTCAGACTGCCGTGACCCTGCCACACCGAAGCTGGCCACTGCGTCATCTTGGCCAAAGGCCGGCACAGCTTCGATGTTCAATGCAGTGCCAGATCCGCCAGTGCCGTTGGCGACTGTGCCGACAATTGCGGCAACCTGAGCAGCCCAAACAGACAAGTTGGCTGTGGACAATGCAGTTGGAGCGGCTCCGGTTTGCATCCACATCGATGCGCTAAAGCCGGGTAGTACTAATGCTGGTGCTGCCATGATGGTTTCTCCTGATTAAGCGTTGTTGCTCCACCCGTACAGATTGCCACGGGGGTGAATGGAATACATGCACTTGGCTTCTGCGCCAGGCTGGGCATCAATAGTAAATTGCGACACGCGCCCGTTAAAGGCATAGTACACAATGTTGGTGCCGTCGGTGGCAGCAATCACAAATGTGCGATCCACCGTACCGCTGTAAGCATCGCCGCGCAGCAGCAACGTCACGGCATCCGATGGATTCCATGCGGATGTGATCGTCATCGAAGTGGGAGCAGACTGCGAAGGCAGCTTGTCAGATTGACGCGAGCCGGCAACCGTAAACGATGCCACAGCATCGTCCTGGCCAAAGGCAGGAATCGCTTCAATGTTCATCAAATTGCCCGAAATGGCGATGCCTGATGTGCTGGCCACCAAAGACAGTTGCGCCAAGGTCAAAGGCGTTGGACTGGCTGACGGTTGAGCATACATTGAGGCGCTAAAGCCGGGAAGAATTTTATTAGGCAGAGCCATTTTTCAGTTCCTTCAAAAAGTAGTTTGGGGTGTTTTATGTTGGAATGTCAAGAGTGCAGTCTAAAAACACTTGCGCCAATTTCTGCTCATTGTCGTATGAATTGTAAAGCCAATGAACATCAGCTTTTGAAATATAAAACCCTGTGCCAGTGTTGGGCGATGTCCAGCCTATTGTGTCAAGAGCAGCATTTGTCCAAGTAACAAATTGACCGGAAGCATTGATCCATCCGGTAGTTCCACCAAAAAATCCTGAGTAGCCATGCAGCGACTGCAAAATTTGATTGGATATTGTAAACCCATCTTCAATTACTTGCGTAAAAATAGAAATCTGAAAGATTGGTCGATCAATGCCTTTGTTTGCTTGATTGCTGCCCGTGTACACAGGCTGATGCACATTTCTGAGCATCCAAGTAACAAATTTTGATTCAGTTGCAAAATTGCGGTTGAATGCCGAATACACAGGCACGGGCGTGACAATGCTGGTCAGTTGGTACTGTATTGCCTTGGCATAGTTGACCGGATTTTGCTGAGTCGCCATTACACCGCCACCACAGGATCATTGCGAACGCACATAAACATTGCGGTCATTCGGTCATCAGCTTCTCGCACATTGTCAATTCGCCAATCAAAACCACGCCAGGTAATTGAATACGCATTTTGATTGTCAACAATCGTTTTGATGTTTGGAGTGTAATTTAATGTGAATTCCACAATGTCAGAGTACACCCGATACTTATCTGTAATCTTTACATGGTTGGCAACAGAATGAACACGACCACGGGTTGTAAACCATACAGTTTGGGCAGTACTTTGCTCGCCAAAAGTTGATTTACCAAAGGCAAGATTGTTGACACTTAGATTTTCAAACCGTGCAATTGCCATTTACATCACCAGCGGCTTATATGGCCGAAGCAAAGTTGAAACACCAAAAGGAATGTTGTTTAATTTGCGTTCAGTGGTGTCGCTACGATTGTTGTACAAATGAGTCAACAACAAAAGCCCAGCCTGTTTGATGACAGGATAAGCGGCCAAAGGATTGGCCACTGTAGCGTAATCAATGTAAATTGGTGCAGTCATGCTTGAGTTGATGCTTGTTGGCAAACTCAAAACAATTAATTTATTGCCAGAAACGTCATAGTAATATTGCGAAGATGAAACAGTCACCGAAGTGGCTGGGAAATCATCATTCCAATATTTCAATGAAGTAATCGTGACGCCAGCCAAGGCTGGGTTTGCATTCTGACTGACTTCTGGCAAATCAAGGCTTACGGGGGCGGCTGCAAGACTCTCTGTGCCGTACCAGACGCGATAGGACACTGGGAAGATAGACATGCCTAGATAATCTTCAATCGCTTGCCTAACGGCCAATTCCAGGCCGTCCAGATAGGTATCCTGGCTAGTGTCACCAAACAAGTTCAATTGATTGGTGATTTGCGCCTCGGTCAACCAGGCAGTAGAGTTGTCACGCCCGATCTGTTCAACTTTTGAATAGTTGAACGGGTTGCGAGTAGCTGCCCCAAAGGGCAAGCCAGAAACTAAAACGTCAGCAGCCATTGTTTAAGTCTCAATTAGACGAACGCCAGCAAATGGATTTCGCACCGTGCTGACCATACGTTTTTCTGCGTACAGCGTAATGAACCCTGGCGTGGTTTCTTCCATCGCTTGAATGGACATTTCTTCAATGTCGGCAATAGTCATAAACTGAGGCCAGTTGGCAAGATACACAGGGAAGTTGCCTGCCGTGCCTGTTGGGTCGAGATAAGGGTTGGGGATGACAGGGAAACCCAAGATGTTAACTGCTGGGCCTTCTCCCAACTCGCCAGTTTCCAACAACGAATACCCGCTACTGCCATGCTCATATTGTCGGATTGCAGAAATGTAGGTCGGATGCATGTGCCATGCAGTTCCTGGCAAATTCCAGTATTGAGGCGGAAGAGCATTAGCCATGTCGGCCAAAGTTTCATAATCTACACTCGTGTGGGCGTGACCAACTGTGCGTAAAGTGTGCAAGCCATTCGTGATGGCTGTGCCAGACGTTCCGTAAGCTGCTGCAGACCCGCTGGTGCCGGCATAGTAGTTTAAGCCACGCAGACCGCTTGTTGCGCCTGTGGCGGTGGTTGTGCTGCCTGCTTGGTCATTGTTGTCTGCCATCGAAGCTGCTTCAATGGCGGAAAATTCCAGCATCAAGTCTTGAACAAGGGTTTCGTTCAGGTAATTGATGTCTGACATGGCTGCTGTGCGGATGGGCAATTGAGCCGTAATCACGCGAGTCGGCAATTGCCAGATCGTGGTGTTTGTTCCTGGCGTGCCACTGTCGGGAGTGAACGTGTAGCCCCAAGGATTTGTTTGGTTGGCTGCATTGCCTGTTTTTGCAACAAACTGTGCGCTGGAGCCTGCAACTTTAACTTGCCGCGAAAACCTGCGGAATGGGTTGGCATATCGCAGTGCAGCAAAAGCGTCATCGAAATAAGTCCGACCACCTTGACCATCGCCGCTGCCGGTCAAGCCTGCTGCTTCGCGCAAATCAATATTGACTTTGTCGCCGGTTTCCAGCGTCTGCTTAATGCCGCCCAGGATTTTTTCGGTAATGGTTTTCATTGTTGTTCCAATTGAAATCGAAAAGGCAGGGAGAGGCCAAAACCCCTCCCTTCTCGCACAACTATTAGTTGGCAGCAGTGGCCGTCGAACGGTAACGGATCAAAGCGTTTGGATCGCGCACGCTGGTGGCCAGACGCTTTTCGCCGTAGAACGTAATGTAGCCAGGCAAAGTCTGGTCATACCGACGCATCACCATGTTCAAGCGATCAATGATGGTGTGACCGCGAGTCCAGTCACCGAAATACATCGGGTACTTGCTCAAGGTGGCTGCAGCAGCAGTTGTCAACTGGCTTGGGCTGTCCAAGTATTTGTTGACAACCACATCAAAACCAAGCAGTTGTCCAATAATACCGTCAACCGACAGAGAATCAACAGAGTTGAAAATCGGGCGACCATTGGTGTCCTGCAGACCGCGAATTGCTTGCAGCAGGATTGGGTTAATCATGAACTTGGTTGCTGGAGTCCAGTACTGTTGCGGCAGCGCGTAAATGGTGTTGATAACGTCTTTGTATGTGACGTTATTCAAACCAACGGTGTTGACGTTGGAGGTCAACTGGTCGTAAGTCGCCAAACTGTGCAGGCCGGTGGTGGAGCCAGTGCCAGAGGTGCCAAAAGCAGCCGCAGAGGTCGTGCCGCCTGCATAGGTGCCGTTAGCGCCAGGGTACTGATTCAAACCGCGCAGACCGTCAGCGCCACCAGTGGTCACGGATGAGCCAGTGCCAGACTGATCGTTGTTGCTGATCATGGACTGGGCTTCTGCCTGGGCAAATTCCATGAGCATGTCATCAACAATGTTGGCTTCCAGACCATCAATGTCATCCAGAGCCGCAGTACGGATTGGGAACTGCACGTTGATGTCTTTTAGCACCAACTGCCAGATGCTGGTGTTTTCCGTGGTAGGTGAACCGTTGTTCTGGACGGCATAGCCCCACTGTGCGCCAGCGTTGCCAGTCTTGACCCGGAACTGATAGCTGGAACCGTCTGTGGCTACGGTGCGGGATATGCCTCGCAACTGATTGGCCAGACGCAGAGCCACGAACACAGGGTCGTAGCCGGTGCGACCACCTTGACCGTCACCACCAGCGGTTAGGCCGGCAGCTTCCTTCATGTAGGCGTCATACTGACCCTGATCTTCAAACATTTTCAGTTCTTTTTCACCTTGGCGAGCGCCCTTGTAATAGGTGGCCAGTTGCTCACGCACGGCGCGGTTCACATCAGTGCGGACAGACTTGGCAACCCGAATGATGGAGGGAGCCTGGACAGAAGCAATTTTGGCTTCCAGAGCGGCCATTTTGGCGTCGATATCGGCGCGAGCAGCATCAATGGCTGCAGGGATTTTGGCTTCCACGGCCAGGACAGCATCGTGCTGTTTGGCTTCAATGGCGTCCAGTTTGTCGAGAATTACTTGAGACATGGTGTTACCTTTTGAGTCGTTTGTCGAGAATTTGCAACAGTTCGCGTTGCTCTAAAGCCGCGAGAATAGCTGCGTGGTTGGTCGCTTCCGCATCAGCATCACGCTGGGGCGTCGCATTTTCAATAGGCTTTGAAACAGCATCACGCTGCTCCAGAACTTTCTTGAAAGTTGATGCGGCAGCGACCGCATCACTCTTGGAAAGCCCGGCATCACGCAGGGCTTGCTCCATGATCTTGAGATCAGCAGAACCGTCAGGCCGAAAGTATTCAAGGCGGCTGACGTTTGCTTCAGGGTTGTTTGGATACATTACCACGGACACTTCGCGGAGGCCACCTTTGGTGATTTGGAAATAGGCTTCTTCAGATTGATCTGGCTCGCCGTCGGCATTGACCATTTGATAGTCTTCTGCATATGCACCGACGGACACGCCACCAAACATCGTAGGCGACTCGCACATGATGGTGTGCATGTCTTTGCCGGCAGCGGTATTCATGTAAATGCGACCCTCTGCGGTCATTCCCGCGGGTGTCATTTCAAATGAAGTCCATTCACCGACGGGCATTGCTTCCGACTGGTGATTCATGAACATTGGGAGTGGCTTGCCAGTCTTGGAAAAGGCTTCTGCCCAGTCCATGAAGCCTTCAGGCTGATAGTTAAATCGCCGGCCATCAGCGCCCTCGCGAGCGCCCCAAGTGGTCACAGTGGCTTCAATTTTTCCGGTCTGTCCTTTGGCCTCTGGCATCAGCCGGGCCTCGCACAGCATCGTCAAATTTTTTGGCGTCATTAATTACTCCATCAACTTTGGTTTTGTCAATGTCCTGTATTTTGATAGATTTTTTCGCAGCACGCTGAATTTGCCGTGCGAAAAGTTGCTTGATTGTATCGGCAAAAATCATTGTTTACCAATATTCATTTTTCTGGTTTGATTTCCACCGCCACCGCCCGTGTCTTGAGGGCTGGTTCCCGGTATGTTACCAGTTTTCGCGGACGGGTCAAGTAAATCGTCGCCGCCGTCAATGTTGGGCATGTTCATGTATTGCCGGGCTTCGTTTGGCGTCATAACTCCAGCACCAACCCCGGCCACCACAAAATTCATTTGATCCAGTGGCGCACCCTTCAAAAAGTCCCTGGTATCAAATTCAATTTTCAGGTTTGGATAACCTGCAAACAATTGCATCTTCAGCTTTTGCTGAATATTCACTGTGGTCGGATAGATTGTTGACTTGTAAAACTCATCCAGAATGGTCTGAGTGTTGTTGTACTTTTGGTCGGCAATTCCAACCAATGCCGGCGGCACACCAAACAGACCACAAATCCGCTTCATGGTTTGAATCTTCAGATTGTGCGCGTCAGCGTCCTGCAAAGTCAACATTTGCAGAGGCGTGTACTTCATTCCCTGGTCGAGCAGCATACCCTGGCCAGGCTTGCTGGGGTCAGATTGCCGGCTTCCAGTCATGCTGCCCCAAGCTTCTTTTAGGCGAGCAGCAATCTCTTTAAACTTGCCATCGGGGATAACTTGCTCTGTTGTGAACATGCCAGACGGCTTGGCACCATTCTGCATGACGTAGTTGGCATACAGGTCAATGTCTTGATCCAAGCTGACCAACTCAGCCGCAAGGATGCCCTTATTGAAGCCTGCAGAGCCTTGCCATGCCATGTCTTTTACATGCATGACCTGATGGGCATTCAGCGGTTCGTCGCGGCTAAACCCATAGCTGGGCGTGGACAACCTGTAGCTGGGATATCGCGTTGGCGTAATGGTCACAGCAATCAGAGTGCTGTCCAGCATGTACATTTCCAGCGGTGTCTCCAGAGAATTGTTCTGGTTCTCGCGCCACCACAAAGTGAACGCCTCGCCAGACAATTCGTACCACATAATCCACTGATACCAGAACTCATAGGCGCTCTGGAAGCGATTAGGGGACGCCAGGAGCGACGCAACCTGCTTGGCCTTGGCTTTGTCCCTCTTGCCTACCTTTTCGTCCTTGCAGGCGTCCACATAGGTGCCATCGTCCAGTTCTGCCATTACCCGGATTGGCAATTGTGAAATAGCCCTGGCTTTGGCCGCTACGCACGCAAGGATCGTTGAATTGCGCGTAAGCAGCGACATGTCCACTGGCCGGCCAGCATTATTTGTCGCCGCCGTGGTGACGTACAAAATCTGCGTATTGACCGTCGGATGGGGCTTCCCAGCCTGGTAAACAATATTATTGCCCAGCGCAGTCTGGCCAAACAGGGTATTGGATTCGCTTGAAACCGCTTCTTTTCGCTTGAAAATGTCCAAAATAGCCATGTTTTTCTCCGATTAGCCCAGATTTTACCAGTCTACCGCTCGAAAACCAAATGATTCGTTGACAAACACATTATCCAGATGGCAATGCAACGCCATGATCAGCGCAATAACCCCGTCCACCTTGGCTGATGGGTCAGATTCATTCTTGCGTACCTTCACATTGGAATTTACATCCACATAGCATTCGCTGTTGGCGATCTGCCAGCCGACAAATGGATTGCCGTCGTGCTTGATGGCTTTCTTGAGAATCAGTTGCTCTGCTGTCTTGGACGGGTTTGACAAGACCGACATACTCTGGCCAACTTTTTTCACCGGCAAGCCCTTACCAAACAAATTGGCCACCAGGGTCGCAGCGTTATAGGGGTCAAACCCGATTTCCTTGACTTGGTGTTGTTCACATTGCTGGGCAATGTAGGTTTCAATTTCGTTTAGGTCGGTGACATTGCCCTGGGTCAGTTTCAACACGCCAGACTCCACCGCTTGCATGTAGGTCGAGCGATAGTGGTTAGGAATGAAGGAAAGTGATTCTTCTGGCAGGAAGAATTGAAACTTGGCAAAGAACTCTTCCTCGGCATATCGATGGAGCGTGCAGACGGCATTCAAGTCGCGGCTGTGCGCCAAGTCAAACGCCATGAAAGTGGCCTCTGGCTTATCCTCCGACATGGTGGCCACAGAATCGTCCCAGAACCGGCGATCTACCCAGGCGCTGTTGGCACTGACGTAAATGTTCAGTTGCTTGCACAGGAACTCATTCAGGCTGGCCGGCTTGGCCGACGCCTCTTCCGCCATGTGGGCAATGTGTTCCCTGGTCACGGACACCCCCAGCATGGGGTTGGCCTTGCTCCATACCTCCGGGTTGCTCCATTCGTCCCCTGGGTCAATGCTGTACAGCAAACCAAACCAGCGGTAATTGTCTGGGGCGGCACCGCGCAGAATGTTGCGGAAATGACTCAGGTCTTCGAAGAACTTGGTTTCTTTGGTAAAGCTGGCCGTGGTCAGGTACATCCGCAACGGGTTCTTGCGTGCGCCCATACCCGAATGCAGCACCTCAATGGAAGACCGCTCAGTGATCTGGGCAGCTTCGTCAATCATGGCGCAAGACGGGTTCTTGCCGTCACCAGTCTTCTTGTTGTCGCGGCTCAAAGCGCGGTAGGTCGAGGTGGAATCGCCGGCCTTTTTCAATTCATTACGGTAGACAATAAATTTGGAGGTCAACTCCGTCTTCATGTTTTCCACAATGGCCTTGGATGAGTCAAAGCAAATGGTGGCCTGCTCGCGGTTGGTCGCCAGGGTAAAGACTTCGGCACCAGCATCGCCAAACTGAAGTTCGTAAAGCGCGATGATGGACGCTAGGGTAGTCTTGCCCGACTTGCGAGGGACAAACAAAATAACGTCTGTTGTCCAACGGAAACTGTTGTCACGCTTGTCTCGGAAGCCGTAGATAGCCGCCAACAACAATACTTGGAACCCGCTCAGTTCAATGATTCGGCCAGCGTCGGCCCCTTTGACATGGCGTGTAAATTTGACAAATTTTAGGATGTGTTCAGCTTTGGCCGGCACAAACTCATAGGGTGCGTCCTTGCGTTCCACCATGTCGAGGAATCGCTGGCACGCCAGGCGCACATCCTCGCACGCAGCGATATCGCCTCGGACAACGCCTACGGCATACTCAAAAGCTGGTTTAAGCAGTGGCGAATAACTCATCAACGTCACTTACCTTATTTGATTTCTTGGGTCGGCCACGGGCAACTAACGCCAACTCGGCCAATATTTTGATTGCTTTGTCCAGCGACTCGGTGCGGATTTTGTACCAAGGACTTGGTGCATCACCAGAGTTGTATTCATAGATGGGGCCGTTGTCTATGATCTGAAGATTGGCGGTAATCATGGTTTCCACCACCATGACCAGCAATCCAATCAGCAACTCATCAGACGCCGTGATATTGCCAGTGTTATTTTCCACCTCATTTCTAATGGCAGTCTCAAACGCCTTGGCGTCCCATGCTGCGGGATTGCGAATAAATTCAATAATTTGTCTCGGTGCTGCTCTCATGATTCTCCAATACTTTGTGGTAATCGCCCAACTGATAATCCATTATGTCAGGCTGTACATAATGCCTAAACACGCCTTTTTTCTCTAACGACGATTTGATGCCGTGGCACTCTGGGCATAGTGATTGAAACACATTGTGCATAAATGCGTGTTCACCAATAACCCGCCAAGCAAACAAATGATCGACATGCGAAGCCATATTGACATGGCCATTGCACAGGCAAGATTGACACAGCGGCTGCTCAGATAATACCCTGCCTCGCACAGAATCCCATGCAATCATGGCATACATTTTATTAAACTGTTTTCTGTTGTCATTTGCTTTAATTTTCGGAGCGTGATCGGCGCAAACAGATTTGCCTTTAGCGCATAACAATTTGCAGCCAAATTCTGCACATTTATTGGGCGGGAAGGTGGGCATCTTGGCAACATTATCACACGTTATCACCCCTAGTGACTATTTATACGTCCGTAATTGGC